CTGGACATGTCCAAGGCTATGCTGGCGCTCGCTGGCATCCAGGGCATCATGGCGCTGGCTGGCCAGGCCATCAACCTCGGCACCACGGAGGCCATGCAGACGGATACCCTGAAGCGCATGATGGGCGATACCGGCGTCGACTACACCTCGCTCCGTGATAGCTTCCGCAACAACCGTGACGGCCTCGGCCTCACCTCTGGTGATCTGGGGCGCCTCGGCCTCAACTATGCGCGCACGGCCGGCATAGACGGGTCTTCAGACATTGCCGGCGAGACGCGCACAGCTGCCGGCTTTGGCCGGTCCTACGGCATTGAGCCTGACGCCACTGTCGGGTTTTTCGGCAACATGCGCAAAGAGGGCATTACCTCAAACGACAGCAGCAACCGGCGCCTGGCGCTGATGATTGCTGAGGCCATGGACAAGGGCAAGGTCGGGAGCCGCACCGAGGAATTCCTGAGCGTGGTCAGCGGCTTCGTCCAGCGGGCCGCGCAGAGTTCGTTCCAGCAGGGCAATGTCGAGCAGTTCATGTCCTACCTGAGCACGCTGACGGGCATGGGCATCAAGGGTGTCGATATCGAGGGCGCAGCGGGCCTGATCAATCAGGCTGATAGCAGCTATCGGCAGGGCGGGGGCAAGGGGGAGGCAAGCCTTAATGCAATCATGGCCTCTCTCCACCAGGCGCATCCTGGCCTCGATCCATTCCAGTTAAAATTCCTGATGGAGGGCGGCCTCGGTGGCACCATGCAGGGGGCATTTGGTAAGACTACCCTTGGTGCTGACTGGATTGGCAAAGGAAAACTGCCTCCTGGGATGGACAGCAATGAAACTAATGCTCAGGCTTTGTCGAATATGCTGCGGTCGAAAGGCATGCCTGAATGGCAAATTGCTGACTCGCTGGCAGGCATGTTTTTTGGAGGGAATGAGCATAAAGGCATGGCTCTTGATCTGTTAATGAAGGGTGCTGGTAATAAGTTTGGAGGCATGGCCGACTCACTAACAGCATCTGGCATTGATATCAACAATATGAGCGTCACCGGCTTCCAGACGATGGGCAAAGTCATGGGGGCTGATGCCGGTGGCCTAGAGCAGTTAAGGCAAGATTTTCTTCACCGCCAGGATATGCAGGGAGAGACTGGAAAACTTAATGACTTGGCAGGGAAAAGTCCTGATGAAATGAGGCGGGTTCTGTTGTCCTTAGCGGCTGCTCATGGACAAGAATCGGACCCCGGAAAAGACTTGCTCAACGCAACAAAGGACATGGAGCAGTCGCTCACTGATCTTGGCAGTAAAAGTCTTGTCGTAATGACGGATTTAAAGGAAATCGTATCTCGTATTGCAACAGTGCTTGGCGCTGATAGTACTTACAAAGATTCTGGAGCTTTGCCGCAATCCAAAATACTGAATGATGCTCTTGGTACAGGAAAGCTGGGTCTTAGTGGTTGGGATACCAACCCAGAAAACCCTGACTATGCTGCTAATATTGCCGGCCTTGCTGATCTGAATGCGCGCCATGCAAAACTGCGAGGAACAGGCCGTAAGCTTCAGTTTAGCGCCAGTGAAGAAGCCGCTATTTCCGCAGCTGCTGGTGGCGATCCAGCCATTATAGATATGATGAAAGCAAATCTTGGCGTCGAAGGCTGGGGTCATGGAAATCTAGATTATTCTGACACAAAAAATGGTGCATATAGCCCGGCGCAGATCCGGGAGAGTGCTATTCGTCAATATGGCGGAATGTATGGAATTACTGACCCTAAACAACTTTTAGGCAAGGGCGGCTTTAATGCTGCCATGCAAATTATGGCAGAAATTGAGCGGCACAATCTTAAAGCCTTTGGTGGTGACAAGTTATCTGGAATGCTTGCCTATAATATGGGTGTCACTGGGCTTAGGGATTATCAAACTGGAGGGTCAGCCGGCACTGACGCCATGAAAGAGCATGGTATTGACTACATGCTTAAATTGGCTGCAACAGAGCGCAATAATGGTAATGCTGGGACAAAAATAAATATAGTCATCCAGAATACCGACGGCTCCAAGAAAAAGAGCGTATTTTCCTCGCCTCCCAAAGCCGCAGGTGTACCAGGGTCTGCGCAGATTGGCAGTAAGGATCATGACACTTTCTGGGTGGGAAACTAATGAACGTTGATCGTCCTGCTCTGTCAGTAAGGCTCTACAAAAATGTGGTGCGCACGACTATAGGCGGCAACCTGGCCGCTTCTGACCGGGCACGCGCTGGTGCCTTCAATGTAGACCTGACTCCCTACATTACCGAAAACGGCCATGTGAAAACCAATAAAAGCCGGCAGAGCATCAGCGGTACGTTTGATATCATGCTGGCCGATATTATGCGGCCCGACACCATGGATTCGATTTATGCCAGCATCGAGCCCATGGACCTGATTGAAATAAGGTTTTGTCGTAATCAGTCAGACCCAGCCTATAAATCCATTCCCGGCAATATCCCTGTCGTCATGCGCGGCTTTGTGAGCAAGATTACCCGCTCGCGCGCCATGTCAGCCGATGGGAAACCGTTTATGGGCGTGAGCATTAGCGGGCATGACTACGGGAAATTGTTTGAAATATTCCGCATTTTCTATGCCAACAATTACATCATTGGTGACAATATAACCAGTGCGTTCCCTCTTTTTGAGAAGTTCGGGGCCTTCTTTAAAGTTGCTGTGTCAGCCGCTGAATTTGTCGATACGGTCAGGGATAAAATAATCAACAACCTCATCGACAAGATGCGGCAGGAGTCGCTAGTTATTGCGTCTGCAACCTCCACGTCTTCATTCATATCAGGGCTGAATACTACTGTGAATGGGCTGACGGCTGGCCAGCAAATCGCACTCCTGGGGGCTTCTCCGATACCGCCCTCCCCGATCATGCATATTCAGCCGTACACCCCATATTCTCCTGATCTTGTGAGCGCCAGCCAGAATCCTCTTAATCGGCCCAATGTAAGCTGCTTGGGCTTTCAGGGGTTCAATAATGGCTCCCTCTTCGACTTCATGTCGATCTATGGTGACGTGGGCGCCTTCAATGAGCTGTTTGTGCAGGACGAGGAAGCAGGCGTATTTCTGATGTACCGGCCGCTGCCTTACCGGGATGTGTACGGGAATTTTATCAATGCGCTGCATACCACGCAGGTTCCGCAGCAGGTAAAAATAACGGCTGCCGACATTACCGATATCACGCTCAGCCGGTCTGACGCCAGTGTCGCTAATTTTTACTGGGTGGATAACCCTGACTGGTACCCTGGCGATGCCAGCCTTCTCAAGATGCAGTCCGCTGTCGGTGGGCAGAATGACTACACCTTGGACGGCTATAAAAACGCCACAAACCTGCTCTACGGCGTACGCAAGATGGAGGTACAAACGCACCAGCAGGGCAGTGCCACCAGCCGCGGCGGCCAGATGCAGGATGAAAGCGGGAGGCAGCAAGACCTGAGTTTCTTTTCAGGATGGCTTGGTGATAAGCTGGCCCAGTTGATCGCTCAGAACAAAGACAACGTGGTCTTTGAAGAGGGCTCGCTGTCCCTGAAGGGCAATGAGAAGATAAAAATCGGCAATGAGCTCCTGGTGACAGAGGGGGCCATGAACTGGCAGGGTTACGTCGAGTCAGTTTCTCACGAATACATGCCGTTTCGGAGCTTCACTACTCACGTCTCTCTCGAGCGCGCCACCTCATTCATTGCCAGGTTGCAGGTGAAGGCCGGCGGCAAATCCCCGTACCTCTCTGAGCTGGGCGGAGCTTCGGCATATGACTAATTTGCGCCTCGCCAAGGTCACAAACATGCACCCGGAAGGGATATGCGCTGACCTGATCTGCTTGGACAATGGCGACCGCTATCCGGCTGTCATGATCATGGGCGAGCAGAGCCTCAGCGACTGCACAGGCACCGTTGACCTGACTGAGCCTGGGCTCCCGCCATCTGGATCTGCCGGGCAGTCTACGGACATAAACGACAGCACTACAGGACCAAACCTGATCGCCGTGTGCGGCACGCTTCGCCATGGTGGACTGATAATCCTGGGCTTCCTGTCTCCCCAGAAAAGCCAGATGTTCGTGGAGGCCGGGCGCCGGGTCCAGCGCCATGCTTCCGACGTTTACACCACAACGGATATTTTCGGGAATTTTGAGCTTTACCATCCTAGCGGCACCTATTTAAGGATAGGCGAATCGACAGCTCATGACGATCTGACTGGCCGCGATTTTAAAAAGCTGTGGGCTATCACCAAGAACACCGGGCGCCAGCCTCACATCCATATGAGTGTGGCGGTGGGAGGGGTATCACAGGCCAGCCTTGATATGGCCCCCACTGGCCAGGTAACAGTTACGTCAGGCGCTGACACAGTTGTAAATGCCACTTCAAACGTCTATGTGACAGCCGCAAACGGAAATATCAACGCAACTGCTACAACCGGCAATATCACAGTGTCTGCTCCGCTCGGGAACCTGAACATCCATGCAGCTACCGGGGCCGTGAACGTGCAGGCGGTAGACGTGAATGTCACCGCTACTGCTACCTCTATAACCGCACCCACCAATACGATCACTGGAAATCTGAACGTGATTGGGCTCATCAGTGCTGGCGGCTTGGCGTTGACAGCTGTTGGTGGCGGCACAGGTGCTGCGGCTATAGCAGGCAATGTGACAGTCACAGGTAGCATAAACGTGCCGACTGGCTCAATGGTAGTGACGGCTGGAGACATATCGATTGCAGGTATCAGCATCAAGACCCACTACCACACCGGCGGCACCATCGGCGGCAATACCGGCGCAATGGTGTGACTGTAAACTGGCGGGACTATGCAGAATCCACCACTATCTCAAAAACCGGATACATCACCCATCGGCTTCGCGCTGGTGGATGTGACACGGCCGAATGGACCCGTGCAGTTGCTGACGCTCAACATCCGGCCTGAAGACGTAAACATTACCACCCCGTCGCGCGTGACCGTCCAGCAGACGCTGGGACAGGCCGGCACAGCTGGAGCATGGGCTGATGAGTGGGGTGAGGGTCTGGTCAGTATCAATATCTCCGGTCACACTGGCTGGCGCACTGATGCTGCCCAGAAGTCATCTGTCGAACGGCTGATCGCCCTGCAGGGCATGATTCAGCAGTGGCACAATTTGCGCGCCCTTGCCGCAGAAGAAGGACGCGACCCATCCGGGGTGTTGCTGATTTATTCCGATGGTTTGAATTTTGTGCATATGTTCGTGGTGCCGCTCGTTTTTTCATTGAAGCGGAACCGCTCACGGCCGCTGCTGATGATGTATCAGATTGCCATGACCGGCATTGCTTACGTCTCGGCGGCTACCGCTGGGACGCTTGATAGCCTGCTGGCGCCCAAGCCTTCAGATCAGTCCGTAGGCGACTCCATATCGTCCGCCCTGGCTGTCATGGATAAAGTTACGTCAGCGCTGAATACTGCGACCGGAATACTCCATACCGCGCTTCCGAGTATTCTGGCTGGCCCGATGAACAGCTTTAATAGCCTGTCAGCAGCTATTGTAGGGGCGGTCAATGCTACTCGGCAGGCTCCATCAGCCTCCCTGAATCTGCTGGCCGCAGATGCTTGCATGGGCGCGGCCAATGTATGGCGGGTCTTGGCGGCAGCCATCACTGACCCGTTCGCCGGTAATCTTTGCATGCAGGCTGCGGCTGCTTATGAGAACGTCACCTGCCTCCTGCAGAATATCCTGATACCCCCTGCCCAGTTCCCTGATTACTCCGCTGTGTACGGGGCATCCAACTGCTCATCAACTTCAGGCGGGAGCGCTGTTGCTCAGTTGAGCAATCCGCTCGCTTCGGTTTATCCAAACCAGGCGCCGCTGGCCACCCAGAATGAAGCAGCGCAGTTCTCCACTGGTGCGCTGAAAAACTGCGACCCGGTACTGTCGCCGCCTTCCATGGTGGCTATTCATGGGCATGTATCCAATATTGCTCAAGGAACGACACTGAACGCCTCGGCTATTGCTGCTCAGCAGGCCCTGGCATCCAGTTCCAGCGGCCCATCAACTTCTTCTACCGGCATGACATCCCCGCTGACTGGCGTTCGCTTCGTGCAAACCCAGTGGGGCGATACCCTCCAGAAAATCGCACTTCGAGAGGTGGGGGATGCATCAAAGTGGGTGGATATCGTCAATATCAACGGTCTTTCTGCGCCATACCTGACGGGCGATGATTCGCAGGTGACTGCCAGCGTCCTGAAGTTTGGTGATTCGATAAAAGTCCCGTCGACATTCGACAGCACAAATGGGGCAGCTTCCGCAAGTGAAATATATGGCACAGATATAGATTTGACTTCCGGTGATTTTACTGCAACTGATTCAGGCGATATTGCCGTGCTGGTGGGAAATGACAACCTACGGCAGGCGCTGACCATGCGCGTCAACGTGCAGCGCTATGAGCTCGTCTACTACCCTACCTACGGAAGTTTTGTTCGGACGATGCTCGGCAAGGGGAATAACCCCATCAATGCCAACATCGCCAATGGTTATGCTCAGGCGTCAGTACAGTCTGACCCTCGCGTCCAGCGGGTCCAGAATTCTACGGTCCAGGTAACCGGCGATGCCATGGAGATAACCATGGATGTAAACCCGATTGTGGGTAAGCCTCTTTCTGTCACGGTGAGCGTTTAATCATGGCATTTCAGATAAAAAACTTTGTCTCCATTGCCGCGGCCATGATCAACCGCATGAAAGCGGTGCAGTCGCTGCTGACTGATTTTAATGTCGGCGCTGCTGCCCGTACGGTGGTAGAGGCGGTCGCCATTGAGCTCGATCAGTACTACCAGCAAATGTTCAATGGCCTGAAGGAGGCCATCCCGGTAGCGATTTACAACAGCTTCGGCTTTCCGCTGCTGCCGGCCCAGGCATCCCGCGGGCTCCTGACGTTTACTGCCACAGTATCTGCGTTCGATCAGCCCATCCTGGCTGGTGCCGTAGTGACTGTGCCCGGCGGCACTATCCGCTATGTCACTCAGGCGAACGCTGTTATCCCTGCCGGTGACACTACAGTATCTGTGGAGGCTGCAGCTGATACGGTCGGGCTCGTCAGTAATGCGGCGCCAGGGACTATTACCCAGTTGGTCGGCAGCATTGCCGGGGTGACTGGCGTCACCAATACCCTCGCTTTCGGTGGCGGCCAGGACGCTGAGACGGAAGACCAGCGCAAAACGCGCTTCCAGTCCTACATCCAGTCCCTTGGCCGGGGCCAAGTCTATGCACTCCAGTACGGGGCGCAGACAGCCTACCTGCTGGACAGCTATGGCAATATTGTGGAAAGCGTGATCAGCGCCATCGTGCAGGAAATGTATTACATCGATGACTCCAACCCGATTGGACTTATCCATGTTTTTATTTTCAACGGCAGCACGGGGGCGAGCTCTGATTTGATCGCGAAGTGCCAGCAAATTATAGATGGCTATACCGACACCAACGGCAACAAAATCGCCGGATACAAGGCGGCTGGCACCATTGTAGTGGTGTATGCCTGCTTCACGTCTACCTGTGATGTGACTGGCGTGGTGACTCTTCTGCCAGCCTACGCAAGCAGCAGCGTTGCTGTGCTGGCGGCCTGCACAGCGGCGGTGAACGCCTATATCGCCAGCCTGCCTGTGGGCACCAATATCATTCAAGAGCAGATCCGCACAACGATTATGAATGTGCCTGGTGTCTATAACGTGGTTTTGTCTGCGCCCGGTGGGGACGTTACGATTGCCTATAACTACAAAGCCCTTCCGGGCACCATTGCTCTGACTA